ATTGTAGCCACCTCTGGATTAGATTCTTGGAATGCAGTAAAGGATGATTCCACATTTCAAACATTGTCACAGGAACAGCAGGTTGAATATGCAAAGCAATTTGACCCTGTTACGACAGGATTACAGGAGATGTATACAAAAAAGAGAGAAAGAACTGATGCTAAGGGCAAAAAAACAATGAGTAGTATAACCTCAGACGAATTCTATAATGAAAACATAAAAAATTATCCTAAGTGGAATGCACGACAGCAACAAAGGTTTAATGTTTTGCATAATAATTTAACTGCACAAGAATTAAAAGCTGCCAGTAAAAAACTTCAAACAGAAAAAAGGGCTGGTAAGTTCCAAAAACAAGAGGCAAAAGCTTTGGTATATATGAACAATGCTTTTACTCAGGTGGCTCAATTTGCTCCAATATTAGAAGAAATTGCTGGTGACACATCTAAATCTAATCCTGTTATAGAAAAACTATATAACCTTGTAAACAACCCAAACCTGTATGACTCTCAAAGTTCCTACAGAAAGGAATACCAAGAGGTTTCAAAAACTGTATCTGAATTCGTAAATAGTGTTAATGTGAGTAATATCAGTGCTGATGCTGGAATTGAATATGAATATATTAATCCATTAACTGGAGATGTTACCACAAAAACAATCAGTGGGAAAAGTCCTAAAGAAATAAGAAGAAAGATGTATTCTGTTATTATGAGAGAATATGAACAGATGGCAGAAGAAGTAGGTAGGGCGAGAGCAACTACTCTTGGCGAAGACCCAGACCCATTAAATTTATTTGATTAATGTCTGAAGCTCTGTACACTAAATCAGAGTTCTTAGATGCATGGAGAAATAAATACCCCCAATATGCTTCTGTAGACGATAGTCTATTATTTGAAAAAATAATGGAGAAACATCCTATCTATATGGATAAAATTATTCCAGATGAAGGATTACCAGAGGAATCACTGGAAGAAGTACAGACCCCTGAGCCAGAACCAGAAGAACCTGCACTAACCCGGGAGCAGTTCCAACCACAGTTTGAGACAACCCAACAGGATGTTACACAACCATCAAAGTATATAGTTCCCAAGTTACAACAGGAAGATGAAGAGATAACTGAAAGGATTGTCACGGCTGCACCAGAACCTGAATTAGGAGAGGAGTTGGCTATAACGCCTCCAGAGGTTCCGAGTAAACTTAGTATTTTTGCAAAAAATTTAAATAAAGATATAGGTGAATGGAATGAGGCTTTTCGAGAATCATTGGATAACCTTATTACAGGGAGAAAAGCTGCATCAGAGGCTTGGGAACCTATAACAGAGTTTTATAATCGTTATAGAGATGAAAAAGAAGAGGTTTCAAATAAAGAGGTAGTGGCAAATATTGTTGAAGGTTTAGTAAAGTTGCCTACATTTCCTGTTTCGATATTAAGAGAAATAGATGAACATACAAAAGGTCGTGTGCATGGGATTGGTGAGTTTTTAAGGTTTTTAGTCGTTGAAAATCCCAAAATGGTTGCTGAATTGTGGGAAGCTTCTGGATTAAATCCAATTACTCAAGCAAGAATTGCTCTTGGCGATGAAAATGCTATTGAGCATAAACAGCAGATTGTTAATAAAGTTGCTCAATACCCAGTGGAATATTATTTCGCACCATTTATTCTTAAAGGTTCAATTAGACAGGTTACTGGTGCGACATTAAAGCCCAAGCTTGTGAAAACAAGAGCAGGTGAACCCGGATATAGAGTAAGGGTTAAAAAAGAGGGAATTCCAATAGTAAAAACAGCGAAGAATTTAAAAAAGTTTCTTAAAGAAACGCCCATAGTAAAGATTAAACTAAAACCAAAAGAAAAAGAAGCAATACGACTGGTGGCTGAAAGACTTGCTAAAGATGCCGAAATGACTAAATTTTTATATGCAATTTCAGAGGGTCTACCTGCTTATTCAAAATTTACACTTGCAAAAATTCTGAGGGAGAAGCAGAGAATAAGACTACCTATCTGGGATGCTTTAAATAGAGCGATTGGAAAAGATTTACCTTGGGAAAAGATGGCTAAAGAGCCCGGCAAATATATATACGATGTAAAATCTAAAACAATAATTCCAATACAAGTAAAAACACCTAAAACAAAAGAGGAAACCAAATTAATAGAGGGAGAAGTTAAGCCAGTTAAGAAACCAGTCGAAAAACCAGTTGAGAAGCCAGTAAAGCCAGTTAAGGAAGTTAAAAAGCCAGTTGAAAAGCCACCTAAAGTAAAGGTTGAGAAGCAGCCTGAAGTAAAGGTTGAGGTACCTGTTGAAAAAAGCAAAATAGAAAAGACCAAGCCTACATTAGAAGAAAATAAAGTGCTTGAGATGAAAACTGACTATAAGAGAAATCAGCAATCACAACAGGCTGCTATGATGGAATTGGCTGACCCTAATTTGGGAGGAGCCAGAAGACATCAACTTATGGAGAGTATTAAGCAGTCAGATAAAAATTTAACAAGGATTGAGAAGGAAGCAGACCAGTTTGGTGTAGAACTCCCAACCAAGGTTACATCAACTCAGGCTAAAGAAGAACTGGTTGAGGTTATGCGAGAGCTTGAGGTAGAAAAGGATGTTGCATATGAGCTGACTGATGAAGCTATGACAGTTCAAGACCAGATTGATGCTGGTAAGGTTGAAGCTGAAGTCGCTTTAGCAGCTTTAGAACTTAGTGGTATTAGCAGAAAGGATGCTGATATAGCTGGTGTTAGGGGTTATAATCATAGTGAAACTATTGATGGTGTTAAAAAGGATGTCATGGTCACAACAGCTATGGGTGACCCCAGTACAGTTATGCATGAGAGGGGTGAGGTTTTTTATCAAAGGCAGGTCAAGTTAGATTCCAAGTTTGATGATTTTATAACAAAGACCAGAAAGAAGCATTATGAAGATACTGGTGAAATACCGGGAGCTGAGAGTAATCAAGAGTGGGTAGGTAATATGTCTCAGGCATACAGCCTTAGTGATGCTCCCATAACTGGATTTAATGCCAGATTCAGGGCAATATTAAAGAAATTCAGGGACTATGGAAGAGCTTTAATGAATAGAGTGAGCCTGTTTAACAGACAGCTCAAGCGAGGACAAATCTCAAAAGAGCTTCAAGACATATTAAGAAGGGCAACCGAAGAACCACTTCCAAAGAGAGCCAAGGCAAAAAAGAAAGTTGGGAAAGGTAAAGAAAAAGATATTAAATTAAGTGAGAAGGATAAGTTAAAATATGAAAAACAGAGAACTCAAAAACAAAAAAACAGAAAAAATCTCCAAGAAATCTCAAGAGAAGCAAAGAATAGAGTCACCATTCAGAATATCGATGCGTTTGACAGCTCCGGAAATTTCAGAAGAGAAGCTGGACTTTCTCGCACAAATCAGCTAGGAACTGAGCATACTCCACACATACCGAGCAAGAGTTATTCTGCTCAATTAACAGAAAATAATGCTTCATCCCCTGTATGGAATAAGTTAACAGGGAAAAATTCAAATAAGGTATTCTTAAAAGCTATAAATAGTGCTGTTAAAGAGATGGGGGAATATGGGGCAAGTGTTGATATTCCAAGCGAAATTTCTGAAGGTTCAAAACTTTATTTAACTAAGGATGCTAAAGCTGGATTTATAATTAAACCGGGGGGTTATATTGTATCTGTGTTTAATTCTCCATCAAGTCCTCATGAATATATTAACCATTCATTATTAACAATGGCTGTTCAAGCTGGGGGAAGAAAGCTTGATGCTTTTAATATTTATCTCACTGACATATATGCAAATGCTGGTTTTAAGCCAGTATCTAAAACTCCATTTGATGTTGAGTTAAAACCTGAAGGTTGGGATTTTGAAGCATTTAAAGAGTGGAATAATGGTAAGCCCGATATATATGCTTATGTTTACGACCCTAAATTTGATGGGAATTTTAATCCTAAAAATATAAAAGAGTTTAAAAAATATGATGATGTAATTAATTACAGAGATAATAAGTTAAGTGAAATAATAAGCCCAATTAAAGTTAAAGGATATGAGGTAAAGAAGCTTTCCGACAAAAACCCATCTGAACTCACCCCTACAGAAAAGAAAATGATTAAATTTTCAAATGAGATGGGTAGAGAGGTGAGAGTAAAAGGAAAGATATACAGTATAGAAAAAGGAAGGCTAAGTCCTGTAGTTCAATTAAATAGAACTGAAGCAATGGTCAAGCTGATTGACCTGTTGCTCACAGAAAATCCATATGGTGAGTTAGTAGGCAAGGTTCCGGGCATTGGAAAGTTTTCTAAAAAATGGTGGGGTGAACAGTTAGAATATTTAAACAAAGAATCTAAGTTTGAGATGCCTGAGCCAAGTAAAGAACAAAGAGTGTTACAGGACATTTCATTATCAATAACATCTCAGGGAATGAGTCTTGACCCTAATTGGGACTCGCATATGTATATAATTAACGAATATAACGCAACCGGAAAGTTCCCCTATTATAAACCGGATGGTGTGAATATAGACAGACTTGGTGCTGTTGCAAGTTATCAGCTTCCCAAACTTGAAAAACTGATGGAATATTTTGATAATGACCTGTTAGCCATAAAGAATTTTCTATTAACACCAATGACATTGGGTGACCTTAGAGTGGCAGTTAAAAAAATGGGTCTTGATGTCATCAATCCGGTTGCAACAACTGATAAAAGAACATTTAAGATTGTGAATCCAAATACTCTTGAGGGTGTTTATGGTGGAAAAAGTGTAGATAGCGAAGCATTCGGGATGCATATCTTCGGGATTAAGGTGGGAGAGATGTATGGAGCTTTGAATGGTGTAAATGCCACATTTCCACTTGATTTATGGTACGCAAGATTAGAATCTATTGCCACTGGTCAAACTATACTTAAATTAAATGAGGGAAAATATAAGCTTGACGATACACCTAGAAACAGGACATCTGTTAAAAGAGCTGTAGAGATAACAGCAAAAGAATATGGGTTAAGCAATCTTGAACAACATTCATTTACATGGGTTCAAATGAAAGCACTGTTTGATAACAGAGATGCCTATGATTATTTACAACGAGTATTACAAAGGAAGGAAAAATATGAGCATTTTACCACATCCAAAGATTATAGAAGCCTTGGCAAAGATGACAAGAGAAGGGCGTTTGCCCAATATGAAGTCTTATCAAAAGAGTCTAAAAAGGAATTTAGATACAATCCTGAAAAAGACCCCCCAAAGCCGAAAATCCGAATTAAAGGGTACGAAGTAAAAAAAATAAAGCCCGATAAAAAGAAGCTCAAAGAAGAACTAGAAAAGAAGAAGAAAAAAGAGGTAAAATTAATTGACGAGGAAAGACTCAAGCTCGTCAAAGAGGGTCTGCCTGAATTAGCCAGAAACCAAATATATGGAAGAGCATCTGCCAACCTTGAAATAAACCTTACAGCAGACCAGATTGTAAGGGAATCAAACAGAATAGCCAGAGAATGGAACACACTTACAGATGATGTTGTATCTGGCGACCAAATTAGGGAACTCCTTTCTTTTGTAAGGGAGAAAACAGAGATACCTGAAGGCATAGGTTTGGATAAACTAAGAGAACTTCAGTTAAACCCACAAATGGTTGAAATTTTACAGCCATTATCTGATATTGTGAGTGGATATTTTTCAGATATGTGGAAAACAGTCTCAAAGATGAAGCCTGAACTTGCTGATTACGAGGTTAGAAATTATATAACTCATATTTGGGACATCCCAAAAAATGTAAATGTTGACAAGGTTAGTAATTGGTTTAAAACGAAATCCAAGTTTCTAAATAAAAGACATATTCATACATTAATAGAGGGTATGACAAAGTTTGGATTGAAGCCTAAAGTATTAAAAGCCGATGAGATAATGACAATCTATGGGTCTGAGATAAGTCAGGCTTTATATAATGAGAAGCTGGTAAAAGACATAAAACAACTCCAGAAAGATATTGGAGTGAAGTTTATTGTAAAGCAAAGCCAGTTTAAGGATGGTGTAATTCCATCCGGGTGGAGGAAGATAGACCACCCAGCATTAAATCTGCCAATATCAAAAACACAAAAGGTTCCAGTGTATGTACCTGAGCCTATAGCAAGGGATTTAAGAACAATATTTGATATTAGACCAGAGCCAAGCCAGAGTAGGGTGATTAATGCTCTTAAAAACATTTCTGCTTGGACAAAATATTCTGTTTTACAAGCATCATTTTTCCACCATATAGCACTTACAGAAGCTGGATTGGCAGTGATTGGTTATAGAGTGGCTGTACCACCAAAAGGTATAAAGGGGATTGGTGAAATATTTAATTCTCCTCTTGGGGGATACATTCCGATGGGACTACTGCAAGGGAAAAATTTTGCAGCTGAGAATCCAGAATTAGCAAGACACGCAGTTGCTATGGGAGTCCAGATAGGTAAATCCCACGATATTAATTTTAATTTAATTGAAAATACTTTTAGGAAACTATCTGTTAAAACTAAAAACATCCCCATTGCTAAAGAAATAGCATCGTTTTTAGAGGGTTTTAATACCAGATGGCAAAACGCACTTTGGGACTGGCTACATGATGGATATAAAATATTAGCTTTTGAAAAATGGACAGGTGAGATTCCATCAGACCCAGCTCTTATGAAAAAGAGATATGGTTCAACTGATAGGGTTAAGGTTGAAAGGGAGATAGCTAATTTGGTAAATCAATCATTTGGAGGACACCACTTTCAGGCATTAATGATGTCTCCAAGAATGATAGATATTATGAAACAAATTTTATTAAGTCCAGATTGGCAGTTTTCTACTATAGGACAGGCTATGGCTCCATTTAGAAGACCATCTTCTAAAAAGAAGGGCATATTTGGGATGTACCCAGAAACAGCCGGGAAAACAAGAGGACGATTAGGACGAAGATTTTGGGCATATGCTACACTTATAAATTTACTTGGTTTTAGTATGCTTAACTATGCGTACAGAAGGAAAGATGAAGAAGATAACCCAGAATTTTATCCAGATAGAGATAAGGCATACAGACACGATAAGAAGATGTGGGATGAGGTTATAGAAGCTTTTAATACTGGCGAAACATCAAAAGCTGCAAGAGTGGGTATTGAATTATTATATGATTATTCTATGCTGGGTAATCCACCGGGACATAAGACACATTTATTCATTGGCAGATATGAGGATGGTACTGAGAGATATTTAAGATGGGGTAAACAGTTTAGGGAATTCCCAGAACTATTTCTGAGCTGGAGAGGGTTTGATGTTCCACAAGCTGCTATTGATAAAATGACCGGAAAGTTACATCCAGCAGCACAAGCATTATTCAATGCCCTTTATGGTCATACAATAACTGGCTATGAAGATTGGGATATAAAAGATTCTAAGAATCTATTTAGTGTAATACCGAGATTAAAAGCCCTATCAAAAGCAGTTCTGCCTTTCAGTACTCAAAGTTTAATTGATATGGAGAAAGAATGGGAACTAACAAACATATTCTTCCCGGTGTCCAAGGGTATGACACCATATGGGGTTGGTAAAAGATTTGAAATTGCTGTATCTGATTTAGCTTCTGACGATAAAAAGATTCTGGGTAACGAGAATTACTTCTTGGAAGTGTGGATGGGGGCTATCAGAAATGGAATAGAACCATTACCTATATTAGAAAGGTCTATAAGAAATGTTGAGTCAAGAGCAAATAGGGAGCTAAAAAAAGGACTAAACACCCTGCCAAAAGTGGAACAAAAAATAGAAGATATAACAGAACAGATGAAAACTGCTGATAAAGAAGAAAAAATAAAGCTAATATTTAATCTGGAAAGTTTACAAAAACTCAAGAATAAACAAATAGAAAAGAATGCTAAACTTGTTGAATCTATTCCAGCCATTGGAGAGGCAATGAATTTGATAATGGAATATCGTCTTGAACAGAATCTTCCTCCTGCTGGTATGAAGCTTAAAGAGGAATAATAACTCATGCCCTCGCCCCGAAATTCCACCACAAGGGTTGGCAAAATTGGGGAATCACTTGTAATTGCTGACCTTTTAAAAAAAGGATATGATGTATACACTCCGGTTGATGATACTGGGATTGATTTTGTTGTCCACAATGGGAAGAAGTTTAAACCAGTTCAAGTGAAATATCATAACTGGACTCCGATACATACATCTATTATTGTATATTTAAAAAAAAGCAGACAGAGATTGGCTGAGGTTATTGCAGTCCCGGTTGAGAAGAAACATTGTGTATGTTACTTCGATTTAAAAAAAATAAAGTGTCAGACATCTTTTCATATTGCTCTTGACCCTGCAACAACTAATCAAAAGAAGCTCAGGAGGTGGTATTATGACTATATGGAGTTTCCTTGGGTTTAGCCTTTAACAACTTTTCTCTTTTCACTGCGAAAGCTGTGTTTTTTAAATACCATAACTGTGAACATTTCTTCTAATCTGTCTAGAACCCTTGAACCATATAAGTTATATAACCCCTTCTGGTCTAAGTTTGTGGTAATGATTGTATTACTAACCCGGTTCAGGTTTATCAAATCATACCTTCTTTCAAGATAGGTTCCTATATACTCACGAGCTGAAGTTGTACTGGGCTTCTCATTCCCAAGGTCATCAAACACAAGCTTGGGAGCTTTAATTGCATTTTCATTCTTTTTAATAATCCAGTTGGAACCAAAATTACTATCCTTCAGGTTGTCTAAATAGTTCCAGTACAGCTCTCTTGCTTTTATAAAGCTATACTCATTGTGGTTCTTATGGTGGGTCGCAGATGATTTATATATTATTCTTGCTAACTCTGTTTTACCACATCCGGCTTTACCAAGGAAAAGATAATGAAAAGACTTATCATCCTTAAAATCTTCCCTGATTGTCTTAATTATATTGGGATTGTTCTCTTTGTAGTAACTCGGTAGTATTAACTTCATGTCTCTCTCTTATGGTTATTTCTGTTTTAGGCTCTAAGCTGTATTGCTTAATGCAAGTCAGCCATACAATCTGTCTATCATCATTGTATATAATATCATTCATGGAATCTAAGTAAATTTTAGCTATATTATCAATATCAGGCTTAGTGGTATGCCAGAGTGGTGCGTTATCCTTCAAAATCCCTGCGTATTTGCCTGTTCTAAGCCACTTTTTAGGATAAGGAAGGTGGAAGTATAGCTGAATAAAGATATCTCCTTTAAGTGGTAGCTTAGGGGCATATTTTTGAAGTCCTTCTTTTATCAGTTTTTTATCCTTGGAGCTGGGGTCGTAAACAAATCCCCTACCAAACTTGTGTCTCTTTTGATTTTTAGGTTTACCCGGCAGTGTAATATTAATCAATGGTATCCGGGGGGCAAATGGGGGTGTTTGTGGGTTTTTGTGAAGAATGCCCCCCGGTACTTAACACAGGAGTAACCATGTTAATTATTTTTCTGTTCCGATAATAAACTATTTAATCTGTCAAGCACAATCTCATGCATATCAACCGGAATCTTAGTGGAAATTTCGTTCATTCCACACACATTAAACAACTGTTCTTTTACAACAGCTTCCGGCATCCCTAATTTGACCAACTCAGCATAGATTCCATTTGCTGTATCAACAAACTCATCATTGGTTTCAGCCTTAATCTCCATTGCCTTTACCAGCTCATCCCTCTTCTCTTCAGGATGGTCATCAAGATGCGAAGCTTTATATAATAACCTTGCATCATTGTTTTGGGTATCCTTGGGTAGCTTCTTGTCACATAACTGCCGGATAACAGTCTTAAAAGCCATTGCATCAAAGTCTGTCTGCCAAGGTGATGATTTGTGTTTGTAAGACTTACTATACTTAGACCCATGATTGATTATCTCTTTAATGGTCATTATATGAATGACAAATCCACCATTGACCAACTGGGCTGTTGAGTAATATGCAATAGGCTCACCCCTGTCTATTAAATTGGGAGTGTGACTGAATTCAATATCCTTGCCAATCCTATATACATACTCATCCTCAGAACAAATTTTGTCAAAATGAATTGATTTAACTAATCCAGAATTCCAGACCAGCTTCATCAGTCCCCGGTATTCAATTAAGAACTCAACCTTGTCTCCATAGGGAACCAGTGCAGCTTCTGAGAGTGAACCATTAGGTTCCAGACCATATGAAGCACATTCCATCAGTGCCTTTAATATGGATTCCGGTTTACACTGCATCAGTTTAGGGTTAGTGGAAATTGCCAATATTGCCTGACTTATAAAGGCATTTGAGTTGTATGTGGAAGGGAGTATGTTATCAATCTTTTCTTTCCGGTTTTCAATCATCGAAAAGATAGATTGTTGTTTGGTGGTCATAGTCTTTGAATCAGACTTAGCTTTTTTAATATCCATTTGTATCCTCTATTTAATGATTAACATTCTGTTACCATCCTTCTGTGTAGCATATTCTTCGTAAAGCTCAGGATGGTCTTTCTTAAATTTGTTAAGGTCGAATTTAACTTTTCCTTTTGATTTTTTCCAAGTTGATAAAGTTGAACCCTTGTATGACATTATCTCATCTTCCTTCATAGTATCCATGATAGATACCCGGAGTTCATCAGCCTTTGATTTTATCTTTTTAATATCTTTATTGTAGTCCTTGATTTTTTCACAGATGGTTATCATGTCAAAGCTACCCTCAATAGTACTCTCCTCAATGGTGTCTTTATATAATAGCCTTGCATCTTTAACACTCACCGGGTCAGGTGCATCACCAGTAACCACATGATTCATCCAAAAGTTCACCATCTTGGCTCTCATATCTGCAATGAACCTCTCGTTCCTATCATATTTCTCGACAATGAACTGCTTACCAAAATTGGATAGCACCAATACAGCAAAGTAAATATAAGGGGAATTGGTGACCATCATCTGATGCTGTAGCTGACAGAAATAATTATCAGGAATCATGCCATCCCAGACCATGCCTGTTGTCTTCAGTTCAATAGGAACTTTATCCCCTACTATTCGTCCATCAAGATTAGTGGATAAAAAAGGATACTCATCGTCATATCTAATATGGTTATCCTGTCTGACTTGTAAACCAGTTTCCTCAGTGAATAATTGCCTTAAAATAGGCTCCATATCCCTACCTAATCTCATGTTTAAATTGTCAGGTTGGTCTAATAATGATTCCGGGTTTGTCTTCTCCAGCCAAAGCTCCACATTTGATTTCCAAGGATTTATTCCTAATACTGCTGATGAATCGGAAGCTCCTATGGATTTGGCTCTCTCTAATAACCAATCCTTGCGAGATTGTTTTAATGTATTAACTCTTTTCACTCTGATTACTCCTTATTGTTTTTAGATTATCTTCTAACTCTCTATGGTAGTGGGTCACATCAGAATTAGTGAATTCCATGCTGTGAGTAATACCTAACTCTTCCATACACGAAATTAAATAATCCAATGCCTTTTTAGTCAATCCCACCGGGATAATATCTTTGTTTTTCATGTTTCAGTTCCCCATTTGAATCACAAAATTAACTATAAATTACATTACGAATCAAGGTTGATTAGTTAGTTTTGTTTTGATTAATGAAATATTTTTGGGTGTTGTTATTTTACAATTTATTTTGTGATGTGGCTGAATAACCTCTTGGGAAGGAGGTAAGGCACTGGCGAAAAGGGGGTTGGTTAGCCCCTGAGACTTAACAATGTCCAAATGGATGAGTGTAGTCTAACCCGGTCAGATTGTGTGGCAAAAAAAGAACCATTCCTTTTTGACCCCACACTTGTAGGTTGAGTGACGACTCTTTTGGTTCAAGTCCTACCATCACATAAGTTTTATTTTCTTTGTTAATACAGGAGTCCACTATGAAACCACCATAGTTACAGCCCTCGGGAAACCGGGGGCTTTTATTTTATTCTTTTCTTTAGTATTCTTTTCTATTCTATTAGGGGGAACTAGTGTCACACTAGTGTCACACCAGTGTCACACTCTTTTATTTTGGGCAAAAAAAAATCACTCAGGAAGTACCATTGCAACTCCCCCAGTGTGTTGATGTTCAACTTTTGAGGTAGGCTTTGAGTTATACATCAAAGCTTTGTTTGCAACGATATTCATAAGTGATATAAAGTTTTTTAAGTCTCCGGGCTTGTCAAATAATGTGGTGTATTCAATCTGTTTAAGAGCTTGAACCATCCTAAACATCTCCATCATTAGAGCTGAACCAACAAATTTCATCCCCTCGTCCATGATAGACGAGTGTTGTTTTTGAATAATATCTCTCGACCTCCACCAAAGTTGAAGTGTTGATTTCTTTAATCCTAACATACGAGAAATATGTGTGTATTTTGGAACCATCCTTCCACCGACATCATCTTGGATGCCTTTCATAAACATCAGAGCTAAATGTTTTTCATCAATAGAATACTTACCACCCTTACGAGCAAAGAGGGGGACTGAATCCCCCTCTCTGACCATTTCAGAAACAGCAACAGATTTGCCGAACAGTTCATCAGCCTTCTTAACAGATTCAAGAAGTTCCTTGTTTTTAGTCTCTTCTTTCCGAAGTTTTTTCAGATTCTCTCGATTTGGCATGGGTAGAATTTACATCATCCATTCTTCCAGTTCCATCACAATATTCGCACTTCTCGACAACCCAGCGTTCATGCATCATTCCATAAGCCACATAAGAATTATCATATTCCAAGAATCCATCACCATGACATTTGTGACATATCATAATATAATCTCCTTCTGAGTTTTATCTTTTTGAGATTGTGTTATGCCAATGTATCTCATAGTGAATCTCGGTGACTGATGATTCAACAGTTCCATTACATGATGAATATCCTTTGTCTGTTGGTAAACATGGTATGCTCTGGTCTTTCTCATCGTATGAGTTCCAACGCTTTCCAGACCACACTTTTTACCAGCCTCTTTAAGAATCTTCCAAGCAACAGTCCTGTCAATGTGCCTTGTGGGATTGATGTATGAAAAGAATAACCAATCGTCATATCTCAAATTCCATTTACTGATGTAATCCTTTAAGAGGGTCAACATCTCTTTATGAAGTTTGATTTTATTTAACTTTCCGGTCTTCTCTTCTCGGATGCAAAGGTGTTCTCTAGGCTTCATTGTGTGAGTATATATATTACTAACCTTCAATTTCAGTAGGTCAGATACTCTCAGTATTGTATTTATTCCCAGCTTAAACAACAATGCATTCCGGTCTGAATCACTCAACAGATACTCGTATAGCTGTTTCACTTTCTTTTTGTCTCGTATGGGTTCAACTGTCATTTTCTCTCTCCTCTATTAGATGTTCAGCAATCTCGAAGAAATTAACCTCTCTGATTGCCATGTTACATACATCGTGGAAGAAACCCGGCTCTCTTTCGTCTGTTTGAATCTCCTTCCAATCATCTGCTACATGGGATTCTAACCATCTTGAAAGTTCATAGGTCTTACACTCGTTATCAACATTTTTAAGGGTTGGCAACCAATTGGCATGGAGGTCATTATCCAACCACAACTTGAAGTTCCAAGTTTCCCAATTCGTCCAGCCATTGTATTTAGTGTCTTTCATTTTAGCTCCTGTGTTTATTCTTAATAAGGCAATGTGCCTTAGTCCCCCAGCCGGGAATCGAACCCAGCTGAGGGTGTTTTTATGGTGGTGGCATTTTTACCTCCTGTGTTAGACTATTCTTTTCTTAGTTTGTTTAATAGAATAGTCGCTTCTTCGTGACACCATTTCTGTGTTGACATTGCAAACCGAAGAAACTCCGGTTTTAGATTACAACACTTCTGACATTTATTCTCACCATTGGATTCGCCTTTCGCATTGGTGTGCTGGGTCATCATGGTCTTCATCCCATCCTCGGTGACATTGCCACATAGGGATATAATAAGACTCTCAACAGCCCGGTTAATACCATCCAACGCATCAGGACTCATCCTCAATCCTTGAGAATTGATTAACTTCTTCACTTTACTTTTCTGAATCAGCATTCTGCACCTCGTATTTCTTCAAGACAGTAGTCACAGTATTCGTCACCATCTTCTTCGGTTAAGAGGTCTTCCTCATTACAGCCATCACAGAGGTGTGCTATCCTTTCTGAGGAAACCAGTTCCTCTGTCCGAATGTATTCTTCAGCATAAGTTAAGAGACATTCTTTGTCACTACATACCAATACACCACTGTAAGCACTTGCAAAAATCCCGGTTTCAGTACCATTCTTTTTACAATAGGTGCATTCTGGAACTTCACCATCATCGTAGAGGTAACCTCCACCTTTCCATATATAGATTGTCTTTTTCATTTGTTCTCCTGCGTTATTTATGAAATTACAGCATCGTGCTGTAGCCCTTGGAGATGGAATCGAACCATCCCCAAGGTGATGGATATATATTATATAATATTATCCACCCTGCCTTCTTTCATCTTGGCAACATACTCATCAGCGACCCTTGCCATGTCGAATAACTGCTTCTTCACCTCATCCCGGGCTTTGCTTTTAGTAAAAGACTTCTTCGCATGGGATTCAATCACAATCATCATGTACTCTGAAGCAGTCTTCCAGCTAAAATCAAACTCAACTGTAAAGGACTTTTTGTTTAAACTATCCACCAACTGTTTCCACATTGCTAATGAATTGTCATCCATGTTAATGAAGAATGTTCCTCGCTCTGCTCTCCAATGCCACTCTTTTCTGTAACTCTTGTCAGTATTCGGAAAGGTCAGGTCAACCCAAGCATTAATATTCTGTTCATTAACCAAATCACTTTTGAACAACTCTTGGGTAAAAGTTGGATTGTTTTTATACCAATCATTACTCGGTTGCATTTGTTTCATTGTTTCTCCTGTGTATTATTATTTATGAATTACCTCGCCATGAGGTAGTCATCCCGGGAGGAATCGAACCTCCCGAAATGATGAGTATATTAATATATACTATTCCGGCTTTTCTACTACCCGGTAATCTGTGGTTGCTAACCAACGATTATGTAAATCTAAGCCATATTCATTGGCTTCTTCCCGGGTATCAAACACCAGTGCATTACCATACCACTTGTCATCACCAGCCACTTTAACTTCAACGATGTATTTCATGCTGTCACCTTCTCACCAGCATCACTGATTAAGATTCCATCCAAGTGGTCAATCTCATGTTGGCAAACCCGAGCATCAAAACCACTGAGTTTAACCGGGGATTGATTCTGAGATATTAATTTACCTTTCTTGAACCGGGTAACCATGAACTTTCCATTGACCGAAAGACATTCCTCTTCCTCAGTGGAACTGCCACCAATAACACTTGGCTTAAATACCGGGTTTATGAAGACTTCAACCTTACCATCCAACTTCATTGCAAACGCTCTCTGTGGCTTAATTAGACTGCTATTAACCATGGTCTGAACATGAGCTAAACCATGAGCCTTGTTACTGAGGGTCTTCATGGCTAATTTCAACACATTCGTTACCCAACCAAAATTGGCAACATTTACCAGTTCTGAAACACTGTGAAGTATGTTCGTATTCTTATTTATTAACATATTATTTCTCCTGTATGTTGTTATGAAATTATCTCGTCTTGAGATAGTGCCTTACCTCAGAATCGAACTGAGATAAGGCTTATTGCTACTTGATTGCGAGATTAACTGCAACCTCTGTATGGATAGGTACATATTCATCAACAAAGAATTCAGTACCACTACCAAGTCGTTCAGTTAGAGAATCATATCTGTAACAACCACCATAATAATCAGCGTTAAGATAGGCTCTAGTGTTTCTGTTTTTGTAGAGGTAAATATCTGTACCAAAGTTATCTACAGTTCCCATGTACATCCATTCACCCAAGTCAATCTTATTTTGATAGATTCTCGCTAATATCTCTAAGGGTTTCCAATCAACTTTGTATGTTATTTTCACTTTTTTTCTCCTGTGTTTGTTGTTATGAAATAGTCAACAAGGCTGGAATCGAACCAGCCCTGTTGAGTCACGCATCCCCATGAAGAAATTAATCTTCGTATGTTACACCCATGATATGGTCAACACCCTTCTGAGCCTTGCTACAGGCTTCCATGAACCAATCCGGGTTGTCCTTCAACTTCCGGCTCCAGCTATTGATATAACTAGCTGAATTCTCGAGAGTCTCGCCTTCAATACCAGCTATTCCCGAAAGGATGGATGCTATTGTCTCAGCAACCAACTCTTCTTTAGAATATTCATGCGAACCATGAAAGTTCAATCCGGTAATACCATCACGCTCTAATCTGCTTTTGTGACCGGTACTGTGACCGGCTTCATGGAACAGTGTGCAATAGTAGTTTGCTGGACTATGGAAAGAGAGTTTAGGTGTGAGGTGAATCTCATCCTTTGCTGGAATGTAGAAATTACTTTCGAGCTGGTCATGTTTTAAGACAGGTCTGCCTTTATAACCATCCCAAATTTTCTCACACTCTTGAATGGGGTCAAATGTAGCTGGTTTCTTGGTCGGTTTCGGATAGAACTTAGCCTTGACTTCCGGCTTCAATCCCTTAACCTCATCTGCATTAAATACCCAATACAGTTTACACCAAGGTTTTATCTTCCAAGAAATGTAACCAAAATTATTACATTGGTCACAACCTTTACCAGCACATGATTTACACTTGGCTCTCTTCTTGAAGTTCCAGAATGTTACCGGAATTCCAACAGACTTAATATCCTCAACCCAACCACCTAATTTCTTGACCTGATTAAGGGTCAGCCAAAAAGGTGAGGTATAACCTCTATCAGTGGCTATAAAGTCAGTAATAAGAGAATTGTAACCTCGGTATGCCTTACCTGTAAATCCACAATGACGACCTCTTAGTGGGTTCCAAGGCATCTTCCAAGGGATAACACCCTTGTCCAATAGTTCAGTGATTTTATTGGTAATTGTCTTGCCAATAAATTGAATTTGCTTTTTACTCATGTGATTACTCCTGTTAGTCATTTATGAAATACTGCATCATGCAGTAGTCAACAGCCCCGGAATCGAACCGGAACTGTTGATGTGGAATGAGGATTTAATCATCATCTTCAAGAAGATAATTTTCTCCATATTCAAGGGTTATCCCATATGCATTTAGAATATCTTCCAAAGATGACGAGTGGTAGTCTGACATAGTTATTTCGTCTAATTGAAAGTCCTCTTCAGTACCATATTTCCCAATGTACTTTTGGCTTACTGAAATGACTATTTTAGATGCCTTAACTTCTGTCGGTAGAACAATTCCATTGTAGTCTTTTGTTTTTTCTTTCATGTTGTTATTACTCCTAGTTAATGAGAGGTCAGCAAGGGAATCGAACCCTCAGAAACACCAGTTTCTTGGCAACTACCAGCCCTGACCTTTGTTATTCATAAACAACAGGTATCGTCCACTAACTACCATTCCCGGTCAATTTGAGTCAGCTCCAATCGTCATGTTTTGTCGTCATGGTGGTGAGTATACATTTGTGCATCTCACTGCGTAATTTAACCTACTGTAATCATCATTTGTATGAGTGCTGTAGCAACAGAGAGTGGTCTATCAAACCACTATACCATTGGTCAGTTAGTTTCTTATAATTCCGGGGCACTTACTCCGACATCTCTATCGGTATCTTCTTCCCGGTTTCTCTCGTGTCTGTCGCCTTTCGCCCTTGAGACAGATTATTTCAGGTCACGAGTGAATCCAAATTGTGAATGAACTGCTTTAATAAGCACCCCTAAGTTACATACATGACAGGTTGAATCCAACAATTATATTATTAGTATCATAAAGTTGCACTCTGAGGGAGAATGCTGTCGTCAGTAATATGAGGGTAGCTACCGAATTACCGAGGAGAAATGGGGAAAAGGGTGCTACGATTCAGGGTGGCTTCACACCGGGGGAGGTGGTGCTGGTGTGGATGTGGTACAATCCTCCTCGAAGTGAAACATTATACACATATTGTTGCACTCTCACTACTATGTATGTGTAGCAATACCAACAGATAGCACCATACACGATGATGGGCTGAGGCTGATACATGGGTGCAGAACAAACATAGGTAGGGGGTGGCATCCCACCCACCCGAAGGGAGCCCCCCCATGCCTTGTATATATATACAGCTCTTACACAAAACAGGTGAAATATTCTGGTTGACATAAGTTACACAATGGTGTTAAGATTGTATGTGTTTATCACGATAAAAAAGCACTTTAAAGAGTTAGCCAAGCAGCAAGAGCACTACGAGAAGCTTTTAAACGAGGTATCTTCATTTCATCAAATGAGGGAACATCAGATAAACAGTATTGTAGACAGTTTTTTCGACAGATTTTCCAATAAAAGTGCCACAATGAGCATGAATGAGATAAAGAAAGTCATGTCAATATTTAACCAACCTAAAAAGAATGGAAATAAAGAAATTAATAAAGACGACTGACCTCTGTAATTTACTAGAGGTTACTCGTCAGACAATATATAAGTGGAGACAGGCAGGTATGCCAGTAGCTATAGATAACACAGCCGATTTACAGGGAAAGACGATTAGATACGATTGGGATGATGTCAGGAGGTGGTTAAACCGGAACAGGTGGAGTGATGACAGCATACATTACAGGGATGTTGGAGATGAGGATGATGGATTTGATTCTGACATACACGACCATTCGTTGGGTGCAGGGTTTGCCCAGAAGGATTACAAATGAAGGAGTCTAAGTTTTACGCAAAGAAGAGGACTAAGTCTGGGGTATATATTACAATAGCAGAGGGAGACACTAGGGCTGAATTAATAGAGAGAATAAAGAGCGATTCAGAAACATACACTAAAAAAGAGAGAGTAAAACATGGCAAAGAGATTTACTGACACAGGTTTGTATGAGAAGGCATGGTTTCAGGAGTTACCTAATCAATACAAGTTATTTTGGGAATATATCACAAAGAAGTGTGACAACGCAGGATTTTGGAGCATTAATTTTGGTATGGTTGGTTACATTTTCAATGGTTTGGAGTTTACAGAGGGTGAAATACTAAAGGTTTTCAATGGAAGGATTGTCAAAATTGATGATGATAAATTTTTCATACCTAAATTTATTAAGTTTCAGCAAAAAAGTAATGAACTCAATTATTCCAATCTTGCACACCGGCAAATTATCAAATTATTAGACGATAACGGCTTGTTGACCCCTGAAGGGGCTTGGAAGGGGCTTACAAGGGGCTTCGAAGGGGCTTCTAAGGGGCTTAGGTATAGTATAGTATATATTAGTATTAATAAAGAACTAAAAGAAAAGAAAATAAATAAAAGAAAAGAAAGTTATGGAAAGAGTGTTTACAAAGAGGAGGGTCAATTAGATGGAGCATATTAACACAATGAAGAAAATGTTTAACACTCCGGTTTATAATATGGAATTGTCTCCACGCAGTCTTCATTGTTTACATTCGGCAGATATATGGAATATCCATGAATTAGTGGCAAGAGAAGGGAGTGAGTTGTTGGAGATAAGGAATCTTGGCAGAAAGTCGCTGTCAGAGATAGAGTTTAAGTTATCTGACATGGGATTGAAGTTAGGGATGAAAAATAATAATAATTTTGTTACTCCAGCAAAATACTTAAAGAGTGTCGAATACAGCGATATGTGTCCGAAGTGTAACACAGGTAAGCTGACTTTCGATAAACACTCCCACAAATACAGCTGTACATATTGTACAAACAAACAAATAAGAGAAGTGAGGAAACAAATGAAAGAGAAAAAGATGAAGAGCATTTACAGTCTTTACAACACAGAGAAAGAGATGATGTCCACCACGACATACATGACATTAAACGCTGCTGAGGATGAGGCAGAGGCATTATTAAGCCATGCAGAGAACTCAGACAATGTTTTTCTGGTGTTCAAATCTGTTTTGGCAGTGAAGAGAAAGGTTCAGCCTATGGAGAAAGTTGAAATTGAATAGGAGTAGCTGTTATTACTGTGATGGTACAGGCTGGGTTCCTTGGGTTGAAGACCCGAACATTAAGAACAGTGTTTACCACATTATGAACATGGCTTGTAAGTGTTCTCGTGGTAAGGTTATGGCAAAGCCGACAAAGAGGTGGTATGGTGATAACAATCCAATCAGGACGAGGGAATATCCATTCAAGGATAGTGGGTTACAGTTCATGGATGGTGAAGAGGGTTTGAGTTACCCACAGGTAGTAACAAACCGAAAGAACGAGATGAATGTTAAATTAAACGAGGAAAAAGAATTAGGGCAGCATGAATAACTTGAACGAGAAGGTGTTTTTCTGTAGGTTGTTTTTGGTTGGCGAGACTAAAAATGTTGCCCTATGAATTTCAGGTTTAAATTTTTACAACAGCAGATTGGAGTACATAGGAGAAGAGAAATGGCAAGTGCAAACTGGAAGGAGACTATTGATTGGGTATTCCCATACAAGACTTATATTTTTACAGACCCACAGTACATAGAAGACCGGGACAAGTTATTTTCAAAGAATGGAAATGGCTGGTGGTGGGGGAATGGTTGGTGGAATGGTAATGAAGAAACCCCAATGCAAAGACAAAGAAGGTATAGAAAAATTGGTACAACAAGAAAACAATGAAATCAAGTTGCTGGTTTTGTGGTTCGGAGTTAATTTGGGGTGGTGATTTTACATTTGAGGACTATGGTATGGAAGATGATGGTATAGTTGCAAATTTAAGTTGTTCGAGTAGCGAATGTGATACATACGCAGAATTTTATAACACAATTAAAAGGAAAGAGGAAGAAAATGTCGACAAATCTAAATCAATGGGACAATGAGGGTCAGGGTAGACTATGGAACAATGACAAAAAGGAGTCAGACAAACAGCCGGATTTTACTGGTAGTTTAGTGCTGGATGGTGTTAAGTACTCAGTAGCCGGGTGGAACAATATATCTAAACAAGATAAGCCCTATATTGGACTCAGGATAAAACCTTGGGAAGACCGGGACGAAGAAAACCCGAGTGAGGTTAAGACAGACCAGACAACTGAGATGTCAAAAGAGGAAATCAAAAACTTAATAGGAGATGCAAAACAGGAAGCTGTTACTGATGACCTACCCTTCTGAAGACGAAAGGAAACAACTCTCTAAATTCGATATAGATTTAGCATTTGGCGAAAAGGGAGAGGGTGATTTTGGTAAGATTTTAAAGTCACAGGGGGATAAGTGTGAGATTAAATCTGAAAGGGACACATGGATAAAAACTGGAAATCTTGCGATTGAGTTTTGGAACGATAGAACAGACAAGCCTTCAGGAATTTCTGTAACTGAGTCTGATTATTGGATTCATTGTTTGTATAAGGATGATAAGATGGTTGGATTCATTGGTTATGACACTGAAGAGTTAAAAAAGGATTTGAATTATCAGCGTAGTAAGAAGAATTTTTGGAGAAAAGATGTTAGGGTGGTTAAAGGTGGGGATGACGATATGTCAAAAATGTTTCTTTTGCCGATAGTTCATATATTTAAGCGAATTCGTGAAGAATGAATACACATTCCAGCCACATGATGGAAAGCAGATTGAATTTCTACAATCAACAGCCAATTGGGTGTTTTATGGTGGAGCTAGGGGTGGTGGTAAGAGTTTTACACTTGCATGGAAAGCTGCACTAACACCGAGAAAATGGCATTATCTTTACAAGGGTGACAAGATAAGTGAAAAAGAAGCGAAATCACTTCGAGGTGATAATCAGCTGGTTGAAGCCCGGGTGGAAAAACTCAGTATCGATTACCCAGACTACATTGCGTTACTTGTCAGAAGAACTTATCCCCAACTTGAGAGGAATCTCAAGCCCGAATGTAACAAGCTATACAAGCTCTACAATGCCAGTTGGCAGGAGAGAAATAAATGTTACCTATTCCCAAGTGGAGCAAAGGTATATCTCGTACATTGTCAAGATAGACGAGCATTAGACAACTACATTGGAGGAAATTATAACTTCATCGGCATAGATGAAGCTAACCAGTTCCCAGAAACTTGGGTAGACGAGCTATCCACCAGTGTAAGAACCAGCAACAAAGAGCTTCCACCACAGATGTGTCTTACATCCAATCCGGGGAATATTGGACATATTTGGCTTAAAAAGAGATTTGTGGAAAGATGCCCACCAGTTCCGGTGGGTGATAAAGTATATAATAAAGAATTTGATGTTCATTATCAGAGATTTGATACCGGAAAGGTGTTTAAGGATGATGAAAAGATTACCTACCAATTTATCCCGGCAACAGTGTTTGATAATCCGACACTGACTAATAACGACCCCGGTTATGTAAGAAAGTTAAAGAAGTTAAATCCAATATTAAGAGCAATGTGGCTTGAGGGGAGATGGGATGTTTTTGCCGGAACATTTTTTGATAATTTTAATATAGTTCACCATGTAATCCCAAAGGAGAAGTTCACATATGGGAAACATTTCACAAAAGACACACATTCGCTGTATAGATTTTATGATTATGGGACAAAGAATCCATTTGTTTGTCTTTTCGCTGCTGTTAACAGTGATGATGAGCTTATCATTTTTGATGAGATTACTGAAAGAGGTCTTTCAGCGAGTAAACAAGCCCAAAAGGTAATTGAATATTCATGGAAAAAATATAAACTGAAGAATCCTGATTTTGATGATGATATTGCAGACCCAGCATACTGGGCAAAACATTCAGAAAAAGAGGGTATGTTATATTCTCCACAGATGTTTTATAGGGATGAGGAGATACATTTAAGCAAAGGAAACAATGACAGAAAATCTGGGGCGAAAGTGGTCTATGAGTGCTTTGAAGTTCCTTTTAAAGGTAACGCAAAAATAAGGGTCACAGATAATTGTTTGAATTGTATTGAAACAATACCTAATTTACCAGCAGCTGAAAACGACCCTGAAGATATTGATACACATTCAGAAGACCATCATTATGATGCTCTTAGGTATGGAGCAACGAAACTTCTTCAAGGAATAAGTGATGAAAATGAGAGTGAGAGAGGATGGCGTTCTAGAGTAAAGAATAGAGGAAACGATGGAATAGGAAACTGGAAAACTTTATAATTGGCAACATCATCCGATTGGTATAAAAGCCAAACATGGACTTTAGCTGACGAAGGTAACAAGTCGGGTGGAACATCCGGGGGAACCGGAGGAGAAACCACCACATCAGATAAAGTTTTAAAGGCATACAGGTTTGCTGTGAGAGCCTTCACAGATGCCAGAACTGCCTCCGAAAAAGCTGTTAGATATGTAAACAATAACTCATGGTCTAGCAGTGAAGTATCAGCTGCACAAAAGCTGAAAAAACCCACCTTAAAATACAATATTATCGTACCCATAATTTCAACTCTTCAGGGTAACGAGCAGTTAAACAGAAGAAGTGCAAGTTTTAAACCTACCACAAGGGACAGCATAGATATTTGCGATATTATTCAGGGCAGATGGAACGCTCTTGTTGATAAGCAGGATGTTGAGGATAAATTACAGATTGCTTTCGTAGATGCTTTAAGTACGAGGGTAGGTGGTTGGATACAGCGAAGTTTTGAAATGACCAATGAAGGATACTTGGATTTTCACTACGAAGTGTTGAATAACATGAGGGTGTTCCCAGACCCGGAAACAAAAGGTTCAGACTACAGGCTCGAAAAATGTCGTTGGATAATCAAGGAGGGCTGGGAACCCCTCTCGGTCATTAAAGAAAAGTATGGAATAAAGCCGGAAGAGTACAAAATTGTTGAAAAGGTAAACTGGTGGAACCAGTTAAGTCAGGTATTCCAGAGGTTTGCTAACAAAGAGTTTAGCTCTAATAACTCAGAGGGTTATGATAAAGAGAATGACCGATACAAGATTTTAGAGATGCAAGAAAGGGTCACCCGGAAGATGTACCGGATATTTGATGGTGAGAATTATATGAATCTTCCAAGGGGTGATTTTAATAAGATATCAAGCCAAAATCCAAACATACAGAAGATATCAGAGTTTGATGAGGACAGAATTCATGTAACTGCAATTATACCTCACTTTAGCAACGCAGTTGTTCTTGATACAGATATGCCAAACCCCACATCTAATTTTGATGTTTTCCCGGTTTTCTCTTATAATTACAATATGCAGGTTTCAGAGCAAACATCTCTTGTAGACCTTCTGATAGATGTTCAAGACGATGTGAACAAGGCAAAATCACAGGTCAGGGATTATGTTACACAGATATTGTCGGGTGGTATTTTTATTGATAAGCGAGAGAAAGAAACAGTTAAGAAATTAAAAACGCATGGCAATCAACCAAATCAAGTATACGAACTGAACAACCCACAACTCATGCCTCAGAAGATGCCACCCCAGACAGTTCCACCGGATATTTTAACAAACAGTGAGAATTCTTTTGCATATGCCCAGAGGGTCAGTTTAGTAAGTGAGGCAATGAAGGGTGAAACAGCGAGAAGTGGGGAATCGGGTGTATTGTTTGAGGCTAAGGTAGAGAGGGCAGCTGCTGCAATTAACCCATATTTTAAGAATCTTTCACGATTAAGAAAGGTAATTGCCGAGGATTTTCTGGACAATTTTGGATGGGTTTATTCTGAGGAAAATAGAATTGTAGAGACAAAGAACGAGGGTGTTTTTGCAGAAGCGATTGTAAATCTTTCAATGGTAGGTCAGACCATAAACAGTGTAAAAAATCCTTCGATATATGTAGAGCTGGATGAGGGTGATGAGAATGTTACCAACAAGGAAGAGAATTTTAACAAGATGTTGGCTATGGTAAATGTTATTGGTCAGATAAATCCAGCATTGGTTGATATCCAGACACTTGTGGAATATGCCCCAATTAAGGGTTCTGACAAGATGTTAGAGTTTATAACAAATATGATTCAATCTCAATCTGAATCAGCACAAGAACAGGGAGATATAGAGAGAACAAAAGCTTTATTAGAAAATCAAAAGATTGAAAGAGGTATGATTACAGACGAAGAGAAACTTAGAATTGAGCATGACAAGGCGAACAAGCAAAAAGGAGCATCGTAATGTTGTTAAAGAAATATAAAAAAGGTGGGAAAGTAAAGGGTAAAACACATAGAGAAATAGCTTTAGGTGTCTATAAAAAACAAATGGAAGGTAAACCATTAGTTGGTTATGAAAAAGAGTATTCTAAATCCGGTTCTTATAGAGCTTTTCAAAAAACTAAACCATATGATGAAGTAGGACATTTAAAGGTAACTGGTCAAACTGGAGATGCTCCAAAACCAAAAAGATTAGACACAGAATTTGGCAGAAGTGCTGGTGCTTCTCCACTTGCTAAAGCAAAGGCTCATATTAAGAAAAAACGAAAAGCAAAGGATAAGGATAAAGAAGAAATTCAAAGACCGATGTGGTTAGATGTTCCTACTCCTTATAAAAAAGGTGGAAAAGTATTACAAAAACAATCCGGCAGAAGAAAAAGGAAATGGGGAATTGAGCCCGGAACATCAAAGCTGCACACATTAGAGAAGGGTAGGGAATTTCGCAAAGGTTTAGAGGGAGCACCTGATTTAGAGGATGACTTGTGGGCAAAATACCAAAAAAAGGGATATCTTGTTTTGCCACAATTAGTAGAAGAACAGAGAGCTCGGGATGCAAAAGTAAAGGCTAAAAAGATGGAAAAAACTGGACTTAAAATGCCTAAAGCTGCTGGTGGCAGTTTACCCCTTGGTGAAGGTGGGAAGAAAAAGAAGAAAACTACTAATATGCCACATGGGGCGATGATGAAGGAAAGGGGTGTAGTGTTTAAGGGGAAAAAACAGATAAAACCTAAGTATAAAAAAGCACAATTATTAAAAAAATAAATGGCTAAAAAGAATACAGATACAGTTCCGGCAATGCTCACACCGGGTGAGGTTGTTTTGAACGCTAAACAGCAGAAAAGGTTAGGGGAGCTTTTTGGTATGCCATCTTCTGATATTTTTAAAAAAATTGGTGTTCCGGGTTTTGCAAAGGGAGGTAAGGTTTTAAAAAGTTCTAAAAATTATCAAGCTGGTGGAATAGCAAACACACCAATTGTTGGTAAACAAAAGATTAGAAGGTCACCATTTCTTGCTCAAATGAGAGAACTGGTAAAGATGTCAAAGGGTGGTAAGGTTGGAAGTTCTAAACGCTCAGACATATACAGAGGTATTTATTTAGCTAAAATGAGGAACAGATAATGGAAGATAAAGCAGTAGAGTTAAATGTTGATAATATGGCTACAAAGGCTGACATGGCAGAAACTAAAGCCGAAAAGATTTTAGAGAGCAATACTGAACAGGTAGAGACACCTGAACAAAGTAGTATTGTTGAACAAGATGGAGAAATCTATCTTGTAGATGATTCAGCTGAATCGGAACCGGAAGCTACCCCAGATGATGGACAAGTAGCATCGGATAATCAGGAAGCAGAAGAAACATCCACTAAAGAGTATCCTGAAATGTATCAGGGTAAATCACTCGATGAAGTTGTCGAGATGCACCAGAACGCTCAACGCAAAATCTCTGAACAGGGTGACGAGCTGGGTCAGTTGCGAAGTACAATCGAATCTAAACCAAAAGAGATGAATGAAAAAGAAGTGTTTAATCAGATATCATCTGATGAAATACGCAATGCTCTACATGGTGAAAGGGATAAACTCAGCAATCTTGACCAGTACGACCCGGACTATAATGACCAGAAGGTTGTTGTGGACAATATGGAGAGGGATTTAATGATTAAAACCAGCGAAGAAGCAGTTCAAACCAGAATGAATGAATCGGATAATCGTGCATTTATGCAGGAACAGTCTGAGCAGTTCAAACAGGATGGTGTTGAAATAGATGACAACGATTTCGGGCAGCTCACTGAACAGGCAATGAATTATACAACTAATGGTCGATTAGATGGAAATTCATACGCTAAGGCACTAATTGATGTATATGGCATGGATATGGTGACTAAGCATTATGCAGTTCAGGGGGAGCAAAAGGCGAGAAACGACATAGCCTCTGCATCAAATAAAGTCGTAGAGAGGGTAGATGTAACAGGTTCCGGCAAAAATGCCAAACTTGTACGATTAAACGATATGTCTTCACCCGAGCGTAGAAAGTTGTTGCAGAACATATCTGACACAGATTTGGAAAGGCTTGTCAAAAATATGAGTTAAACTAAAAGGAGAAAAATCTCATGGAATCCTCACAATCCTTTATTGCGAATGTTGAAGTTCTAAACGAGAAGCTTCGAAGAGAATCTTGGTATAACACATTTTTCGCTAAATTTAGTGGCAATGTTGACATTAGTAAGGACGATAATGGTAACCCGATGTATCAACCATCTGGCAAACCAATTGAAATCCTGAACCAGTTTATTTCACAAGGAAGAGATAATATGCTCATTCCTTTCCTGAAAAGACTTTCAGGAGCACCTGTTATGGGTGATACTGTTCTTAAAGGTACTGGTGAAGACCAGACGATGAATTGGTTGCGTTCTTATGTTAACCAGACACGAAAAGCAGTGATGAAGAAATCAGGTTCTATGTCGGAGCAACGACAGAAGGTTTTTAAACTCTATGAAGCAGCACAACCACAGCTGTCAGAATGGGTATCCCAATGGGAGAACCAATCTATTTTCCAAGCTTTTTATGAGGGTGTTTCACCCAACTTGAGCTATGGAACAAACAGCGATGGTCTTGGAATTGCGAAACGCTATCATCCAAACTGGTATATGTGTACTGATACTACAGCTGGTACTCTTGCAGCAGTCGCTGCGACTGAAGGTACACTTGCGACAAATGGTGAACTTGATGCTGATATTATTACTGGTGTCACTTGTGATGGTGCAATGACATCGGCATTACTAAGAAAGCTGAGAGTAAAATGTATGCAACTCAGAATCCCACAAATAGTGACCAAATCTGGTTATAAATTTTGGGCTTTGGTTTGTCATCCACAAACTCTTGCAAAACTCTGGACTGACAGCACATTTCAAAATGCTCAGAGGGAAGCTTGGTCTACAAAGATGCTTGATTCACCGGAACTTAATGGTGCTGTTGCATCATATGCCGGGTTCTGCATTTATGAAGACATTGTTGGTATTCGCCAATGGCATAATACTAATATTGGTGTAGATGGTGTTACAGGTACTTTCTTTGGGACAACACACGCCCAAAGAATGGAACCAACAGCTTTGGCAACAACTTACCCATACAACTCAATTGTATTTGGTAATTCAGCTATCGGTAAGGGCGTTGCAGAAGCAGTGCATTTCACCGATGAAGTTGATGACCACAAGAACACAATTGAAGTCGGTGCAGCCATGATAAATGGCTACAACCGGGCTGATTTTGTTGCTGAAAGTGTTTCTGGTGATGGAACACTTGGCTCTACGACAGTATTCTCAAAAGCTAATACAATTTCTAAGGAATTTGATACAGCTGGTGTTGCTGCTACTAACCAAAGTTCGCTAATCATAGCGACCATGGATAATTAGGAGATTGAATAATGGCTAAAAGTGCACAAATGTACAAAGAAGCATATGGCGATGAAACTATCTACATAACATCTACAGGTAATTATGATTACTCTGGAGCTGGTTGGAGAGCTGGAGATAAAACCATTCTGGTTAATGTAGCGATGGCTGATGGTAATTTTATTAGATTACCTGAAGCAACTACCGACCATCTTGGACTTCATGTCAAGGTGGTGCTTGGTATAGCTGTTTTAGATAGACTGTATGTTGGTTTTGTAGATTCAGTTATTCAAGGTGCTGCTGTAGCAGTAGGTGATACTGATGAAGGTCAAGGAAGTTCTTTGGACTATGCTACTTTCATAGCTGACAATGGCGATGGATATAATTCGATTAAATTCGATTTAGATACTGTTGCGTTTGCTGGTGGTACAGGTGGTACAGTATTAGATTTCTGGTATACAGGAGCTGCTGATGTGGTTCTTTATAAAGGAAATTTAATTTCTGAAATTGATAACCCAACAATTGCAACTCACGCTACTACAACTGCTGTGAATGCTTATTAAAAATCTGAAATCTGAGAGGTAATAGCTCAGTATAAAGACAAGGTTTGGGGAGGCTCGATACCTCCCCTGACCACTAAATTGAAACATAAAAGGAGAAATTTATGACTGTAATAGATGGCGATATTCAACAAATCTCCCTTGGGCAGGGTGGTTCAGTCTATGAGAGTGGAACAACAGCAATAACACCACCTTCAGGTAAAAACATGATATCAATAACTGCTGTAGGTGGTGATGCAGTATTTGGTAAACTGATACCAAGCATTAAAAATGGTACAATAATTGGTAATACAACTACATCCTCTGATTATAATGGAGATGCGTTTACCACATTGACTGAGGGTGTTACGATATATGGCAATTGGGAGGGGCTTACATTGTCTTCAGGTGCTGTAATCGCTTATTTCGGATAGTCATGCCATTAGGATTATCTAAATCAATAGTCAGTACTTCTGGAGGAGATAAGTATACAAGAAGTTATATAAAGGATAACCTCAAACTTTATATGCCATATCGTGGCACAGATAATTCTGAAGTCCAATTCGTAGGCACAGGTTCTACCAGCCTTGATGGTCTTAATGACTATATAGACTTTGGAAGTGATATTAATTTAGGTACTTTATCTACTATTTCACTTTGGGTAGGTGGATTATCAAGCACTTCAGACACAAGATACATCTTTGGTTCGGCAACAGCAAACCATTTTGAATTAAGACAGCAGGGTGCAGCAAAGCAATTAACAGTTATAATGGGAGCATCAGGTGATAATGATATATATACATATGCTTTTGATAATTCTGACTGGACTCATCTTGCTTTTGTACGCATTTCTACGACACAATGGACAGTATATATAAATGGAGTTCTTGTAGATACATTAACAGATTCTGATTGGAGTAATGACGATACTAAGATTAGATATATAGGAAGAAATAGTGCAGGATATTATCTTCAAGCTAAAATGAAAAATGTAGCCCTCTGGAATCGTGCTTTAACTGCTACAGAAGTACAGAATGTGATGTATAAGACATATGCAGAAGTAAGTGGCAGACTTGCATCTGGACTTGTGAGTTGGTGGGCTTTGGATGCTACAAGTTTGGGGAGCAATATTCTTGGGAGTTGGACTAATAGTGGTTCATCTCCTTGGACTACTTGGAATGCACCATCTGCTACCTCTGTATTAGAAGCTGATAGTGATGGTAGTGCCACTATGATTGCAACAAATCCATTTACAGCAGTATCAGGGAAAATATATCAACCTTCATTTAATTTAACATTAAATACTGGTAGTCTCCCAGATTGGTCAATAAGAGAAACAACAACAGGTACTATTGGAGATGGTGTAAGTTTTGGCACATCTACATCTGGAGCTAATACAGGAAGCTGGGCAGCTCCTTCATCAAAAACTATGTATTTATTTTTTAGCGTAAGTAGTGTTATATCTAATTTTAGTTTATCAGATATTTCAATTAAAGAAGTCCAAACTGAAGACCTAAAAGGCTCTAATGATGGAACTGTATATGGTGCTACAATAGATACAGACCTATATGGCTCTGACACCCCTGTAAAGCCAAGAGCGGTGGATAACTCGCCAAAAGTACAAGCAGATGCGATTGGAAGTGGGAGTGCGAGTTTTACTGCGAGTAATGATGACTATATAGACTGTGGTGATGCAGTTTCAAGTATAAACTCTTATCCATTTTCAGTAACAGGATGGTTCAAAGCAGAGACTAAAGCTGGAGATGGTCATATATTTACTATTAATGATAAAAGTACAGATAATGTAAAATATGGAGTTATGGTTAGGCATACTTCTGGTGAAGGAGAATTAAGAATATTTGCTCAAAATACTACAAGTGAACCAGCCACTACTACTGGTGCTAACGAATTTAATGATGATAACTGGCATCATTTTGCATCTGTATATGAAAGTGCAACTAATATGAAACTTTATGCAGATGGCGTACATCGTGTTACACAGACTGATAGTGTAACATTCAATAGTGCTACTGATTCATTTGTAATAGGAATAGATAATGAAAATAGTGGTTTAGGTAAAGAATTTCAAGGAGAGATATGTCAAGTAGGTATATGGCAAGGTGCATTAACCCAAGAGAAAATCCAATCTATAATGGAGAAGACTTTTGAAGAATTGACTGCTACTGAGAAGAGTAGTTTGGGGAGTGAGTTGGTAACTAATGGCACTTTTGATTCAGGTTATACAGGATGGACTGCTTCCAGTAGTGCAGACTTGTCATCTGTTTCAGGTGGTAGAAGTGGTAATTGTTTTAAGATTCTTGAAGATGGTTCAGACAATCCTCGGGCTTATGATACTATAACGACAGTAGCCAATAAAGTTTATAAATTTGTATTTTATCATAAGGATATAGATTCTGTTGGGACTACTCCTTATTACGCTATATGGGATGATTCTAATAGTGCATATATATATGGATTAACATTACTTCCAGAAACTATTTCTTCATCATCTTGGGTAAGGCAAGTAGTTTATTTTGCGACACCATCTGCTTGTACTTCTGTGTACATATATTTAATACATAACGCATCATCGGGTGCAGGTACAGCAACATATTTTGATGATGTATCTGTCAAAGAAGTCACCCACGACTTAGTCTCATATTGGGCTTTGGATGAGGGTCTAAAGACTTTGAGTTTTGATTCTAATGATAGGGTTGAAACAGGAGCAGATGGTACTCTTGCAGATGCTACATACTCTTGGTGGATGAAAGCATCAGACACTACTTCTAACAGGCAGACGGCAATATTTGGGCACGGAAGTACATCTATAGGGGCTTTCCATATTCAATTTGATTCAAGCAGACCTCTTCTATATATGAATAGTTCTTGGTATAGATATTTTGCTGATACTTCTGCACAAGATGATGGGAAATGGCATCATTGGATGGTGTTTATAGACGCTGATGATATTACAGGATGTACACTTTATGTAGATGGAGTCGCTATTTCAGTAAGTACTACCTCTACTGGTAGTGGGTCTGCAAATGCTTATACTCAAAGTTTAACAATAGGAAGTCACAACACAAGTGCTAGTGGGGCTCAATTTTTAGGAGAAATGGCTCAATTTGCAGTATGGTCTGGAGATAAGACAAGTAATGCACTTGCTATGACTAATGAAGCTATAGATGCAGATTGGACTGATAATTATTCTGATGATATGACTGGATATTGGAAAATGGATAATGCAAGTACAGTAACAGATTTAAGTGGTCAAGGTAATAATGGGACTGTAGTAGATGCTACTCTTGTAGATGGAGCAGTTCTTGATAAGACTTCAAATAATAATGATGGAGCAATGAATTAATGGCTACCACAATATCATCAGGAACTAATCCTTACAAACTTGGCTCTCCTCCAGATTTTGGTACTCTCTATAGTGGCAGGGCTTTAGAGTTTGATGGTGTTAGTGATTATTTCGGATTTACGAAAATTGAAAATCTTACAGAAGCCACTGTTGCTTTTTGGTTAAAAACAACAAATGCTGGTGGTGGACTAATATATAATACAGGTAATGCTGCTGCATTAACACACGTACGATACTCGTCAGGTAAGATTTCAGTAATAAATGATACTAATCCCACAGGCGATATAGCAATAAGCGATGGTAATTGGCATAGAGTAATAATATTATTCAAACAAAACGGGTCAGGTGCAGATTATTCTCTTTATATTGATGGAGTCGAAGATACTGCTGGTACTTTTCCTGCAACAGGAGTTGGTAGCTATAGTGATGTAGATTTTGAAAGATTTGGGTTCTCTACTTTCTATTTTGATGGGTCTATGACTGATTGTCAAATATGGGATAAAAATTGGTCTTTATCAGATGTACAATATGACTATACACATCCAGAGAAACTAATCACAGACAATAGTGCAGTAACATCTGGTACTACCATATCCAATCTAAAGGCGTGGTATCCTTGTACAGAAGGTAATCCTCGTTCACCCCAGACTACAGTATTTGATGGTTCTCCTAAAGAGTTGGGGAGTGAGTTAATTGGAGATGGAGGATTTGAAAGTGGTACAGATAGTTGGAACTATACGAATACAACTATAAGTCAGTCAACTGATTATGTTAAGAGTGGTACTTATTCATTAAAAGCAGTTCAGAGTGGTGGCTCTTCTGATAGAACCTATAAAGCTTTTACGGCTGTTGTAGGTAAGACATATAAGTTCTCATTTGATACATATAAACCGTCAAGTGGACAAGATGTTGCATATATTATGAGAGTTGCAACTGCATCTGACCACGATACTCCAGTTAGTGAAACTATATCAACATTAGATGCTTGGGTGAATACAACTGGATATTTTACTGCTACTCAAACTGCATTTTTTATAGTTGCTATTCCTCATAATGATTCTGCTGGAAATGATACGGTTTATATAGATAATGTATCAGTCAAAGAAGTCAAAATGGGCAATCATGGTACTACTACTTTTATTGGGGATGAGTTAAATGCACAAGCAAATGCTATTACTCCTTCAGGCTCTTCTGCAAGTGAAGCAAACGATGCAGCTGGATGGACTAATGCTGGAATGAGTACTCTTGCATCAGATACTAGTTACGAAACAACTGGTACATATTCTTTAAAAATAGTAGCTTCGAGTAATGGTCAATATGCTCATACTAATTTTACAACAGTTGCAGGAAGGAGTTATAGATTCTCTTGGGATAGAACAATTACTAACCATGATGCCCAGTCTAAATTTGATTTTAAAGTAGGAACAAGTGCAAATAATAATTCTCTTGGAGAAATAGATTCTTATGCTTCCAACACAGGAACTGGCACGATAACAGGTGAATATGTAGACATTGTAGCAACCACAACATCTACCTTTTTTACAGTTGCAGAAGATGGGTCTGATAATGATGGGATTTTGTATTTAGACAATTTATCTGTCAAAGAAATAGGTGTCGCCACAGGCTGGACAACTGCCGATGCAGAGCCTTTAATTCCACAGACAGCTTTGATGGGGATGAGTAAGCCTATGGTGTTTGATGGTTCTAAAAATTATGTAATACTAGATTCGTCCATTGCTATCACTAATGCACAATGGACTCTTTCTGGTTGGTATTATTTTAAATCATTTTCAGACCCACAGGGTTATCCTCATTTATTTAGTTTAAATGTTGCTTCTGTTAGTTATATTAGAATTAAAGATGATGGTAGTGAGCTGTATTTAGAGACAGATTCTAATGGAGATGACGCAACTCTTGTTTTTACTACTGAATTATCTATCAACACTTGGTATCATATAGTTGTAACAAGGAATGGTGATGTATGGGGGTCATACTTAAATGGTACTTATAAAGCTTTTGCTGATGAAACAAGTGGGGGTAATTCTCTTACTATAGATAGATTTGGTGGTGAAGGTAATGATAGTAGAACATTAAATGGTATGATAAACGAAGTTTCTATATGGGATGATGTTTTAACTCTTGCAGAAGTACAAGAATTATTCAATGATGGAGTACCTTTGGATGCTACTACACATTCTGCCTCTGGTGATGACTTAGTTGGATACTGGAGAAATGATGGGGCATCAAGTTGGGAAGATAGGAAAGGTTCAAATGATGGCACTCCTACTGGCTCTCCAGACACAATCCTCCTCCCAGAAGGCACTACCACAGGCAAAGACATATTAGGCTTTCCACTCACACATACGAATAATGGGTGGCTGAATCTTGATGGGCAATCTATTACTGGTCATTTAGATTATAAACAATATGTAGATTTTACTGAGATAGATTTAGGAGAATTATGCACACTGTCTTGCTGGGCAAAGAGAGATAATACTACTAATAATGAAATGGTATTTGGTAATGATGCAAGTTATGTTTTTTATTTTAATGGAGCAAATGATGTTACTATCAGAGTAGATGATACTAATGTTCTTACATTTGATGTTGCTGATGTACAAACTGCTTTAGCGAGAACTAATTGGGTATACTGGACATTTGTAAGAGATACTACAACAACAGGTAAGTTGTATGTGGACGGAGTTTTAGAGGATTCTGATACTAATGGTAGCATAAGTGGGACAACTGCTATCTCAAAGATAGGTTCTGATGATGATGGTCAATATTGCTTTGCTGGTAGTATAGATGAATCTCGTGCATACAACAGAGCATTATCAGCAACAGAAATTTTAAAGAATTATAAACATGGGTTAAGCAAACATTCATAGGAAAATATTATGGCACATTACGAATTATACATTTGTTTAAAGAAAACTACATACGAGTCAGCAGTACCGAGTGTACTACAACCAAAACTGGGATGGAAGGTACTGGCAGATGACAGACCTACTGATTCTAATACAGTAGCAGAGATTAAGGCTTGGATGGATTCAAAGAGCCTTAGTTATGCATCAGATGACCTGAAAGCAGATTTGCTTGATAAGGTCGATTCTACTCCTACTGAGGCATATACACCAACTTGGAAAGAAAGTGCCTTCAAGGGCAAATTAGGGGCTCCTAGAGTGAGTCTGGATGGTAACTTGATTATAGTAAAGGGTGAGTTCAGCGTAAAAGAGGGTGAACTAACTGCTATAGTAGCTTTAGGTTCTGGTATGGATTATCCTAATAACTCTGTATTAACTAAGACAGAAGCACAGACTCTGGCAAATGGCAGTCTGTTTACAGTGAGTGAATGATGATAGAGATATTTGCTGAATATGGTGTAATTGGAGTAATGGTAATGTTATTTGCAGGTCAGATGGTATTCTTACA